TCCTAATAGTATTGGGTTGTGGTACTCTGCTATGACACAGAGAATTGGATTAAAACCTAATGAAGAAGAATATATTTTAATGGCGCTATCATCTTTTGGTGATAGAACAAAACTTACCAAGAAAGTTTTAGATGAATTGATTGGTATTGATCTTAAGGCAAAACGTAACCTACATCGTGGATGTCTTGATTGGGCACCAGGTGAGAGTAATGAAGATATTGCTGCTGCAACACAACACGTATATGAAGTATTATTTGCGGAGGCAGTTAAGAAGGCGAAAAAATTGGTAGGATCAAATAACCTTGTTCTTATGGGTGGTTGTGCATTGAATTGTGTTGCAAATATACATGCATATGATTACTTCAAAGATGTGTGGATAATGCCTGCTCCTGGTGATGCTGGTTCTGCTATTGGTGCAGTTCTAGCACATAAAAAGAATAAGATTAAATTTACCCCATATTTGGGATATAAAATATTACATAATAATTCAAATAATTCTATTGTTAATTATCTAAAGGATAATAAAGTATGCGGATTGGCGAGAGGTAGAGCAGAATTTGGACCAAGGGCACTTGGTGCTAGAAGTTTACTTGCAGATCCTACATCACCCAATATTAAAGATATAGTAAATGGTATAAAGAACCGTCAAGAATACCGACCATTCTCTCCAGTAGTTCCTCTGGAATATGCGTCAAAATATTTTGATATGCGTGGTGATTTGGTAGAGAGTCCTTATATGCAGTATACTGTGAAGTGTAAAGAACCAAATCTATTGCATGGAGTAGTTCATGTGGATGGAACTAGTAGAGTACAGACAGTCAAAAAGTCAGATGCTCCTAAGTTGCATGATCTCTTAATGCGTTGGGGTAGAGAGACTGGGGTACCTGTTTTATTGAATACTAGTTTAAATGTCAAAGGGGAACCAATTGTTAATGATGAGATTGATGTAGATCGCTGGTCCAATATACATGGAGTGAAGGTATTTTCATGAATCTCTATGAACTTGAGGATAGACCTGACAGTAGTTGTTGTTGGTTTGATCAAGACAGTAGAGAATTATTCAAAAAGAATCTTAAATCTCAACCAACAAGTTGGAAGTATAGGACCACTAGTATTACCTATCGATTAAACTCTATGGGATATAGGACTCAAGAGTTCGATCGTATTCCTTGGCATAAAAGTATTGTCTTATTTGGATGCTCATACATCTTTGGTGTTGGGTGTGAATTAAGTTCAACTATTGCTGCACAGTTAACAGGATTAACAGGTAGTCCTGTTATCAATATGGGGGCACCTGGGTCATCTCCAATGTTCTCTCTACATAACTCTGCCAAATTTAAGGCAATATATCCACAACCTCTTGCAGTAGTATTCTCTTGGTCTGCTTCACAAAGATGTCCTTTGTATTTGAATGATTCTGTAGTTCATTGTGGTCAGTGGAATGATGATATTGGTGGTCTTGGTAAAGCATGGAGAAGATTTGACCATCATAATGAAGAACATTTAAGGATGACTAGACTTACCGCACAGATGATGTGGAGTAATATTAGATATTATGATTTTACATTATATCCAGCAAATAGGAAGGCAATAGATTGTGATTATATTAAGCAGGTAGATCGATCTAGGGATTTGGTTCACTCAGGCACTGCTACTAACGAAATCATTGCAAAACAGATTGCACAATCCCTGAATATGTGATAAAATCGAGAGAGTCAAGAGACTACAATGACTACAAGATCATTTACTGGAAAAGGTGGGGAAACTTGGGAGTGGGAAGAAACTCCTGAAGTTACTGAAGCAATAAAGCAACTGCACCTCACTACTTCCAATTTTAAACTAAACAAACCGCATCCTTATAACAATGAGAAAACCACCACTAACTCCTGAAGAGGTAAAAACGGCAGCAGATAAGTTTTTCCCTCTATTTGACATTGTACATCGTAACATGCCAGAGGGATCCAATACTGAAGACACTTTAAAAGTTATGGAAACTGTCTGCACTCTTGCACATAAACTCCGCGAAGAGCAAGAAGAACAAATCGCACCTTTTGGATTTAATAAAAAAACCGATGATGGAATCTCAACCTCAGACGAAGAAGACAACACTAGCAACATCTTTAGGATCTAATCCTACCATCGAGAAGAATATTCCCGATGATGTGGTTTGGATTGACGATGTGTTCTATGTCAAGAAAACTATGTTCGGTCTCTACACCAGTGTATTGAGAGAACCCCTTGGTGCTAACTTTCTTACTGGTGCTACCGAAGAAGGAGTTTCTACGATGACTAGATGGCATCTTAAGTGCTTACAAGATGGTACGCTTGACGACTATACTTATGTCACTGGGGCTTCTATGGGAGTTAAGTTATGAGGAAATTAATTAATAAAATTAGAGATTATATTCAAAGATTTAGAAATAAGAATCGCGACCCATTTATCTATAAATGAATAATAACATTGAAACACGTCTCAAAGTGTTGGAAGAGCAGGTAAAATTTCTTGAGTCTGAGCGAATTAGCACCGTCAACTCATTGTATGAAATTGAGAACAGTTTGTCTTGTAGAATTGACAAATTAACACCAGACAAATATAATCTTGACAAATACTCTCTTGGGGAAAAATGAAGATCTTTCTTGACACTGCAGATACTGAAGAAGTACAAAGGTACTTTCAAACAGGTCTTGTTGATGGTGTGACTACAAATCCATCGTTAATTCGTAAGAGTGGACGTAATCCTGAGGATGTGTATCAGGAATTGATTGATATTGGTGTGCGTGATATTAGCATGGAAGTCGTTGGTGACTCCACTGTGATGTATGAGGAAGGACTTCGCCTTGCTGAGAAGTTTGGTGAGTCTGCAACTATTAAAGTTCCTTGCACTCCTGATGGTTTGGAAGTTTGTCGTCATCTCTCTATAGCGAATGATATTAAGACCAATGTAACGTTGGTCTTCTCTGTTGCACAAGCAGTGATGGCAATGAAGTCAGGTGCAACATATATCTCTCCTTTTGTTGGTCGATGTAATGATAACTCCTTTAGTGGAGTTGAATTAGTTCGTGCTATTGCTACTTGTCGATCTGTTCATGGTAAGAAGACTCAGGTGTTGGCAGCATCTCTTCGGGACGCACATCATGTATCGCGATGCTTCATGTATGGTGCTGATGTTGTAACTATGCCATCTAAAGTCTTTGATGCGATGTATGATAGCGTCTTGACTCGTGAGGGACTTGCTATCTTCCAAAGTGATTATGAAGCATCTCTTGAGGCATTAAATAATGTATGAAGAACTAAATTGTTTTGAAGAGGCACTTAAGCACTTTGGAACAAGAGTAGAGATCATCACTGCTATGGAAATGGCAAAGAAACTATCACCTGAAGATGCCTATCAGATGATTAAGGATGAACTCAAAGAAGTTAAACTATGTCGTAAACAATTCAAAAATAAGGACTGCTGAATCATGTCACAACCACGTCAAAAAGATCCATCCGATCCACTTTATGATGCAAATGATAAGTGGAATGAGTATAAAGTAGATCTACATTGTAATGAAACACACCCACCTGATGAGTGGGATCCTACCACAGAGGGTAAGATTGCTGATCCAGAGAATCGTCACCAAGATAAGGTGTTAGATAAGTTCTGTGATGATCATCCTGGTTCACCCATGTGTAAAGTATTTGATGAGTAAAGAACAATGACTGTTAAAATCTATGAGTCACCTGATGGTGGCAAAACCGTTTATGAACGTGAGTCGGGTAGTGATGCACCAAGGCGTCAGATCTATCCTGATATTATGAATCAAGTTCAAGCATCTTCTCCATATAATGATGGATGGACGCAAGAATTTTATAGAAAGCAGTGGCCTCCATATGTCCCTGAGGGGTTCAAAGATAAATACGATAGTTATGAAGAAGTTCTTGCAGATGGGTGGGAGTTTACTGGTGATGGATTCTGGATTAAATGTAGTTGATAAATAAGTAAATAAAGGAAGTATATTTGTAAGATGGCAGCTCAACTAACCGCCACTGGGGTTACTTTTAGTGATGGTACATCATTATCTTCTAAGTATTCCGTTTTAGCTCAAAATACTGTTGGGGTATTTTATCAGGCATCGGCACCTACTGGATGGGCGCAAGTTACTGCTCATAATAATAAAGCATTGCGTCTAGTTAATGGAGCTGGTGGAGGATTTGGATTTGGTAATACTTCTGGATCGGGTGGCAGTAACTTTACCACAGTATTTCCATCATCGCTGGCAAGTCTTTCGGTTAGTTTTACTGCAACAGCGCCTGTAAGTGGTAGTGTTGGTGGTCATACTTTAACAACAGCTGAGATTCCTGATCACACTCATAACTCTAACGTTGGTGGAACTGCATCGGCATCTTCTGGTAGTAGTAGTTTTAGAACACCAGGATCGGCAAATACTGGTGGAGTAAACTCTCCAGGTGGTATTAGTCAATCCCATGATCACCCATTCTCTGGTACAGTTAGTCTTTCTGCTACTGGATCTGGTAATATTGATTTAAGGATTCAGTATGTTGACGTAATCATTTGCTCATTCTCGTAATATGGCACGATTAACAAGCAATGGGATCCTATTTGATCTAATAGATACAAATAATAAGATAGATTCTTATTATTGGATGTACCCTTCTGGAACTAGGAAGTTATTCTTCCAAGCATCAGCACCACCAGGATGGACACAAGATACCTCTATGGGTGGTAATAAGGCGTTAAGAGTTGTTTCTGGTACTGGTACAGGGTCTGGTGGAGTGACTCCATTTACAACTGTTCTTAATTCAACTGCTGGTAACATTGGTTATAGTATTAATACAACTATGCCAGTACAAGTAACTTCAGGAGCAGGTACTTTTATTGGTAATCATACATTATCATTATCAGAATTGCCAGAACACACTCACCCATCTAATGTTGGTCCTACTGGAGGATCTAACGCAACTCCTTTCAGTAATACTGGTGCTCGTACTGTTAATGGATCGGTTGCGACTGGAACAATGCAACCATCTGGTGGTGGTGGATCCCATGGGCACCCTTTTAGTGGTAGTTCAACAATTAATCAATCATTTACAAATAGTGTCGATCTTGCGGTAAACTATGTTGATGTTATAATCTGTTCATTGAACTAAATACGTATACTAAATTAACTAAGTGACTATATGGCTCAGATTAAACCTGGAAATTTTTGCCCATTAATTGGTAAAGACTGTATTGGAATAGAGTGCTCTTGGTATACTCAGATTAGGGGTCAAAATCCAAATACTGGGGAACCTGTAGATGAATGGGGATGTGCTGTTACCTGGATGCCTATGTTACTTATTGAAAATTCACAACAACAACGCTCAACAAGTTCTGGTGTTGAGTCATTTAGGAATGAGATGGTGAAGGCAAATTCAACTAATATCGATGTATTATCTGCGGCAGCACAAATGTTGCAGGAATCGAGAGTGCAAAAAGTAATTACCGCAGAAGTAAAGGAGGTAGAGGAATGAATAGGTTTACATTAATTGAGGCAGATAAGTATATCAACATTGATGGTATTGGAATCTTCTTTACTGAAGTGAACTGGCCATTTGCTGATATTGAACATCTCTGGGCAATTCAGTGGAGAGATGATGGTACTGAAGACGGAAGTGGTGAAGTAGAGTATGACTCACCTGTTCCTAATACTCCTGCTACTCGGGAATTGATTACTCGTTATGTTGATCACTTCCAGAAGGAAAAGCAATCTCAGGAAGATATTAAACGTAGAGAAGAAGAAGATAATCTAAAACAAGCATTGTCTTGGCAAGAGGCAATGTCTGAATTGGAAGGTCAGATGGAGGAGATGCAGAAGAGGCATGATACTAATCTCCGCAAAATTGCTAATGATCAGGATTCTCAATTAAACAAGTTGACTAGTAGTCATGATAGTCAATTAAGTGAAATGGCAAGTCTTCAAGAGAAGATTGCATTCGATGCTACTGAAGAGATTCATAAAACTCACGAACGTGTTCAAGAAGCACATGAGAGTTTTTTCTATGGTGAGGAGAGAATTCAAGATAATGTTAGTGAAAGTGAGAATAAGTTCCTATATGAAGCTGGATATGAAAACCTGACTGTATTTGATGGTAACGTTGATCGATCTCTATTTGATGATGCTATAGATGACTCTTATTTTAATGTTGAAGAAGCAGACATTGTAACACCTGAGGAGATTCAAACAGAAGATCTGATTGAATCCAACACGGATACTGATGTTGAAGAGCATGAGGAAGAAGAGAATACTCCAACATTGAGTGAATTTGAGGATATTGACCTCAATGTGCTTGACAGTGAGTTCAGTCTTGAGTTATTATTTGAGGAAGACAGCTCTGAGCAAGTCGTCTCTGAGATTGAAAAACTTATCTCGGAAGATGAGTCTGAAGTCCCTGACGCTGAAATCCCCGACAATTCTGATGATGAACCAACAACTGATTGATAAAAATTATATCATTGTACCCAATTTCGTATCATTAGAGAGAGCAAAAGAGTTAGCAGTAGAATTTAAGCAGCATTGTGGGGAATATGAGTGTCTTGAAGATCCTCAAGTATCAAATTGTTCTGCAAAATTTGATTTCCCACCATTTATTGAGTTATTAGTTGAGAAGAATCAAATAGTATGTCAGTTGGTTGGTGAGAGTGTCTTACCAACTTATTCTTATGCAAGGAATTATCGGAAGGGTAATGTACTTCCAGGTCATGTAGATAAACCGCAGTGTGAGATCTCTCTTACTGTCAATCTTGAATGTGATGAAGTTTGGGACATTTGGATTAAAGATCCAAAGGGCAAAACACATAAGGTATCACTAGAACCTGGTGATGCTATGTTGTATCTTGGCATGGAAGGTCAGCATGGTAGAGAACCTTTTAATGGGGAGTCATGTACTCAGGTATTCTTACATTATGTGAGGACTAAGGGACCATGTTTTAAGTATTATTTTGATAAAGATCA